GCACTGGATGCCACTGCCGACTGAATACTTCATGTACTGACCAGGCGTGATTTGCACGGCCTGGTTGACCACTGAGCCACTGCTGTTTGAGACAGGGCTTGCGGTTGCACTGACTTGTGCTGCTGCAGGAGCGGTGTAGATAAGGCTAAGCAGCAGAGCAGACGCTGTTGCTCTCATTGGCTAAAGGTACTGGTGGAGTCGATAACGGTTTCGGTAATAGTCTCGCGGTCAATTATGACCTTTTCAATCAGCCCTGGTCCTTGGAATGTTTCTGCAAACTGAAACGCTGCGCCTGGAACAGTCTGTTTCCAGCTGGAGCGGCTTGAGAAGTTAAGGGTATTGGTCCCTGCTGATGGGCTTACAACTCCACTACTTGGCTCAACACCTGTGCCGCTGACTGTGTACTCAAAGCCGGTGCGATAAGACTCAGAAACAATTGATTCCTTGACTATCGTTTTGGACTCAGTATGAGACGAAACCACACCTTGACTGAAGTTAGGCACCACCGGCACTGCGACTGCTGGTGTAGGCAGCAGCAACAGAAGGATTAGCCGTTTCACCGCGTGGTTAGCTCGCTAATGACCTGTCCGATAGCGCTGGTGTTGCCTGCGCCTGGCGAGATCGTAACTGCACCTGCTGTGGTGATGGTGCCAGCTAGCCCAGTGTTAGTGCCAGCTGCAGTGCTTGTGACATCGCCGAAGGCGGGCACAGCGCCAACAGTTGGAGCTGACGTTGGAACCGTGTCGCCTTGGGTGTAGCTAGTTGCAAAGCTGAAGGCGTTGCCAGCAGTCTTCTGCGTTGCGTCTGGAATCGTGATGGCGTTAACGCCATTAGTGGCAGTGCCAAGACCACCAAGAGCATCGCTAGTGGTTGAGCCACCTGCCGTCACACTGGTGTCAACTCCAGTGCCACTGATTGAGTAAGCATTGCCAACCCGGATCGCACGGGTAGATGCACCGCCGACTTCCAGTTGTACTGAGCTTTGAATTTTGTGGGTTAAATCAGCACGAGCAGGCAAAACAGCCGCCAATGTGACGCCCAATACCAAAAGACAACGGTTCATTTGATGCCAGTTTTGGAATCTTTGTTCTCAACGATAACGCTCTTCTCCTCTTTCTTCTTCTGGCCGTTACGGCCCACAGAAAGGCCGTAGCTAGCAGCGGTTGAACTCAGCAAAGATGCGCTGAAAGTCACATCGATCGACTGCTTGAAAATGCCGAGGTAATTCGCGGTAATCACGCCCATGGCCCAGACCATGATCGTCAGGCGAACAAAGTCGCCAAGCCAACCATTGGAATGATCTTCCTGCTCCTCCGACTTTGTTTCCTTAGTCTCTGCCATGATTGAGCGAGTGTAAGGGGCGGGTCATGGTTGAAGTCTGGGCCGCCGTTGCAGGCGCCAGTGTCACGGTAGCCGGCCTAGGCGTTTCAGGTCTAAACCGTCAAAGCCAGCAGGGTCGTGACTCTTTAGTGCGTCTAACAACGGCTGTAGACAATTTGTCCAGCAGGCTACAAATCCTGCACGACGACATCAAAACCAAAGACGTTGAAGTGTTTGCACGATTGAACGAATTAGAGCGTTCAGTTGCACGACTGGAAGGACATAGCGATAGGCATTAACGTAAAGGTGGCATTTAAGGCAAAACCATGCTTTTAGTCCTCAAGCCAATCTTGATGACCATGTGGAAATCAAGAGCCTTCAAAGAGCTGATTGTGGCAATGCTGGAAAAGATCGTCGCAAGGACCGACAACGACCTGGACGACTTGGCGGTCAAGCATGTGAAAGAGTTGCTGCTGCCTGACACAAGGATTGAAAAGTAGGTGTCGTCCGGCATCATCCAACTGACCTTGCTGTTTATGGGCATGGCCTTTGCTCTGCTGCCGTTCTTCCAGTTTTTCCGTGGTACGCCCCACCAGTTGGCTGCAATTAAAGAACTTGAGCAGTCAGTGCCAAAGGGATTACTGGAGGAGGACGCAGACTGGTTTCAGGCTTGGAAGGAAAGCGGGTATGACCAGCAGATTTTTATGCCCTACTTCCGGCAGTGGGACAACAAGACTGGAACTGGCTACCGCGAGTGCTTCAGCTCAGCAGCAGCCATGGTGGCTGCCTTTTATAAAAAGGTTCGGACAGATGATGAGTACAACGAAATCCGTGCAAAGTACGGAGACACAACGTCAGTAGAGGCCCAGCTGGCGGCACTGCGGAGTTTGGGTTTACAGGCTGAGTTTCGGGAAAACGGCGATGCTGCCTTGGTTGAGCATGAAGTTGAGCACGGAAGGCCAGTCATGGTGGGCTGGTTGCATGGAGGCAACATGCTTCGTGGTGAGCCACCAATGTGCAATGCCCTTGGCTGCGGTCATTGGAGCGTAATTAGCGGTTACGCAGGCAAAAACAGCAATGACCCTGAGTGGATCATGCAAGATCCTCGCGGCTATCCCGAAATGGAAAAGGGTGGCCACAGCAACCCACACCTAGGCCGCAATGTCCGAGTGAGACAGGCTGCCTTCCATCAACGCTGGCAAACTGATGGGCCAAAGACTGGTTGGGTGATCTTGGTGACCGAGTGAGTTCCAATTAGCATTGATTTTTGCGTTGCTCGCATGGCGGTTCTGTGTGACTGGGAGATTCAAGCTCGTTGCCGGAAGGGCGACATGGTCGTTCCCTTTAATCCAGAACTGCTCAACCCAGCGAGCTTGGACTTGCGCTTAGGCGATCACCTGATGATCGAGAGCATCTATAGCCCTGAGCTGATTCGTATCGACATTTCAGACAGGACAGAGGATGAGCCGTTCATGCTTCAGTCCGGCGAGTTTTGCTTGGCTGAGACACTTGAGCTGTTTAACCTGCCCGACGACATCAGCTGCCAGTTTGTACTCAAATCAAGCCGCGCACGATCTGGTCTTAATCACCTGCTTGCTGGCTGGTGCGACCCAGGCTGGCACGGCAGCAAGCTCACACTTGAGCTGAAGAACGAGCGCCTGCATCACGCTTTGCCGCTTTGGCCTGGCTTGAAGATTGGTCAGATGGTGTTTCACGCCATGTCAAACACACCAATGCACAGCTACAGAGAAACAGGCCACTACAACAATCACTTGACAGTTATGCCGGCTGTGGCATGACTTGATAAGAATCTTCAAGGCGATGGGCTGGGCTGACTGGATGGTCATTAAGCAGTCCTTGGAGGATGAGCTTGAGCTGGAGTGCAACGTAAGAGACGTTCAGCGTTGCACTGACGAGGACGCTCTCAAGTCGCTTTGCGTATCTCTGGTTAGGACTAACTGGCATCAGGCCAAACTGCTGCAGCAAGCTGTTGGTCACATCGCAGAGCTTGACGCCTCAGACGCAGCCATGGGGCTGTAAGCAAGGCTCACCACCTCAAAGAACTGTTTTGCCGCCCAGTCTTTTGACTCTGGGAAGTGGCGTGCCATGCCGCCATATTGAACCAGCCATAGCCAGCAGCCATCCTTGCTAACGCGCTCAATCGTTGGCTTTGGCATGTTTCATGTGCTGGATGTAAATGTCGGCCTGCCAAAGGTCATTGGAAAATTGCTTTTGACCATCAGGGCCGCAACTGCAGTATCGCGGCTCACCAATAGGTTCAACACCTTGTGTGATGTAAAACCCATCGCCATAGTCCATTGCATCACTCGGGATGTTGCCAAAAGTAGGCGCAGTCTTTGGCGAAGGTTCCACCAGTCATCCTCCCTTCAGGACAGCCAACATTGCAGTTGGCTTTTACTATCTCCCAGTGTATGCAGTTCATACAGCGTGGCTGTGAATTGTTGATTGCTCTTGCGTCTGCATACAACTGTTCTGCTTCAAGCACAGCCTGTTCAAGCTCAGTAGCCGACAGGTTGTAAGAGACTTTCCCGGTCTTGGTTTTTATCTTTACGCGCCATCCATCGCCGTCCTGGCTAAGGACCATCCTTCCGGCGTGATAACGCAAAGATGCCACAGATTACTGGTATATAGACCTCAGTATCTCAGCTGCTTCAAGTGCTGCGCTATGGGTCTGACAGGGATCACCCCAGTAGACGATTGAGCCGTCAAAAAACCAGGGCTTGAACAGAGGCATAATTCCAAATGTCACAAGGTGAACTCCAACAGAATTTGGTTGACGCATAGCTATGATTCGGGCTCTTCACCCTGAAACGGGCGAAGGACAAGTGACCTGCAGCGGATCAGGTGTGAGGGGTGCGGATGCGTGAGTCGGCCTTAGTCCGCAACCAATTGTGTGGCCTAGGTGATGTAGGGCCAGGAAACCTCATCATCTTTTTGCCAAGCGTCAGGCTCTAGGCCGCGTGATGAGACGTAATCGCCAAAGACTCGCTGCAAGTCGGTTTTAGACACACCAGCAGCCGCAGCCAGTTTGACGGCGTTTGCCTTGCCTCGATAGAGAAGGTCAAGGGCATCCTCCAGCGCTAAACCGGCGCTCAGGTCAAGACGCGATATACCCTTGGTCATGCCTTACCACTACGACGACGACAAGAAGAAAGGCACCAAAAAAGGCGGCAGCAAGAAGGGCGGCAAAAAGTAGTCATTTGACGACTTCAATCGCTGCTCCAGGCCAGCGAGCCTTGCCGTAGCGGACGGCGTCTTGCTTGGTCTCTGCTTTCAGCTCAACCCTCATTGCAGCCATCTGCGAGTTGCGGACCAGCAGCTTGTAGAGCTTGGTCTTAGATCCTTTCCTTGGATGGCTAATACCGTCGCCGTATTGAGCCTGTGGATGCTTGTCATCCCACTGAAACGTAGTCAAGAGTTTGACTCCTTGCCGATTTGGAACAGCGCATCTTGACGCGCTTTTTCATATAGCTGATCAGTCTGCAGTGGACCAATCAACGTAGACACTGCCTGCCGAAAATAAGACAGGTGGTAAGACTCAACCTTTGTAAGGTCATTTTCTTTTACCTGCTTGATGCGAGTCATAAATTGCTCGCAAATTTTTAACTTGACGCTGAGCTTATGAAGCCAATCAAGCTCAGTAGTGTCTCTTTCCTCATGCATTTTTACCCTCATATTGCTAATCGCCAAGTTCAGCTCACGCTCTAATACGTTTAAATCGTTTCGCGTAAGAGACTGCACGTCAGCAATATAAATAGCTTTGCCTAAAGAATCGCTGTCGTAAAAAACGTTCCGCATTGGTAAAAAGTGTAAGACGTAATTTTAAGGCAAAGTGACCTTGATGGCACTGCCGTTTGCGTTGACGTAGGAAAGCGGGTTGGCTCTCCTCATCAGCCAGATGCCAGCCAAACCAATAGGTGCCACGTTAATTGGTGGCTTGTTAGCTGGCAGAGGCCGCAAGTACTGCACAGTCCAGCTGGGTGGACGCTGCAACAGCACAGGGCGCTTGCTGCCCCACCGGAGCATGGTGAGGCCAATGTTCTCAATAGTCCGGGACATGTTCCTCCAGTAATTTTTGTTGGCTTGCGATTAGCTCATGCAGCTGTAACTGCCGCATGACCATCCCGCGATACTCCTCAACCGGCAAGGTGACCACCGAACCCTCCGGCAGCTCGTCGAGCTTTTCGATGATCCACTGACGCTGCATCTGCAACGGAGAGTTCGGGATGTCCATCAGAAAGGCTCGTCGTCTTGAGCAGGCGTCACGACATTGCCGGCGGTGCCTTGAGCAAGGCTAGCGGCAGCATTGTCCAAGGTTTGCTGATGCTGCATGATTTCTTGTGCATCAGTCAGCTCTGCAGCTTCTTTCTTGGCGATAGCACTGCCAAGAGTCTTGAAATTGGGCTCAAAGTAAAGGCTCAAAAAAGTCTTGCCAGTCTTTTCTGACTTTGAAGTCCAGCCAGAGATCTGAACAGGAACAACGTGGTCTCCCAAATATTCGTCGTACTTAAGCTCAGTTTTTGCTGCCCAATGCAGATACTCAACATACTCCTGTAGCTTTCCAAGAGGCATTTCCAACGTTCCGCCATGGGTGGGAAATTTTGGATTGTTGTTCTTGTTTTTTGATGGATCGTTTTTGAAAATGTTGGCCTTGAACTTGAACTCCATGGTCACTTCTTAAGAAAAGGGTTTTGGCGTTCGTAGCTCTCAATCTCCAAGATTGGATAGAGAACACGAACAGGGTGCTGAGCCTTAATGAACTTAGGCCCAGATTCAGTACGCCTCCATCTAGCAAGCGTTTGGGGGTGCATCCCCCAACGCTCAGCTAGTTCGTAGGTGTCTAGAAACTTGGTGTTGTCCATTAGTCAAAGAAGTCATCGACCTCTACGGCAGGGACTTGCTGAGGTTCGGTTTTGGGCGCAGGGGGGACTTGCTCAGGTTCGGTTTTAGGAGCCAAGATCTCGGCGACCTTGTCGAGCTTGCTTTCCGCAGGCTCAGGTGCAACCGTGACTTCAGCCTCAATCACCTCATTCTCCTCGACAGATTGGATGCCGAGGATCAAGTCAGGAATGTGGAAGCGACCAAAGGCTGATGCAGCGCGATAACGCAGCATCGTCTGAGGCATCGTGCTCCACTTCGTGTTCTTAGTCCAACCCTCTTTTTTGGCCATGTCCAAGGTGATCCTTGGACCGTCAATCAGCTCGCCAGTCGACTTGAGCCGTGCAACGCACTGACAAGAATCTGGTGTCTCGTCATAGCTGAAGCCCTCAAACCGACCACAGCCTTGAATCAAGCCAATGATGAACTGGCTGCTCCAGCTGGGGCGGCCGTGAATCACATTGAGGTTCTGCATCACCTGGAAAGGCGACATGCCCATCCGGTTTGCAATCTCAATCGCCACGATGCA